AATACATCCAGATTTTGATATAGAAAAAGAAATACCTAACTTCAAAAAGAACTATGAGTATGCACAGAAACTTGCAAAGGGTGGTTTTGCACAAAGAAAAGATATGCCTGTAATAGATAACAGAGATATTAAACTTCTTCAAAAGAGATTGAAAAGTGGTGCAATTGACATTGCAAGACCTTTTGCAAAGAATGATGTTCCAGATGACCCATTCCCTCAAGGACTAGATAAAGAGATGGGAGATAAATGGGTAAGTGGTGGACTTGCAAAGAATGATGGTGATGCAAAAGATGATATCGTTGATGTTCAAATTAAAAAAGTTGCAGTTGGTAATTTAAAACCTATTCAAAGTCAAATCTATTTTGATAAGTCAATTAGAAATGTTGCAGAATTTGGTGCAAAAGGAACTAGAGATTTTTCTGCATCAAAGAGTAATTTTTATGTTGTATCATCAGACAATAGAATTATAGATGGTCATCACAGATTCTTATCTGCTGTGTTAGTTGACCCTAAAATAAAAGTCACTGCATTAGAAATAGATTTACCAATTAAAGATTTATTACCTTTAACCCTTTCATATACTGATGCAATAGGAAATGTGAGAAACAAGTAATGGCAAGTCCAAATGTACATTTAGAACATATAGAAGACGAAATATTCAATAGTGGTATTGATGGTGGTCGTGCATCTATAAACTTTATTAGGTCACTTCGTGATATGTTATCATCTGGAAGTTCAAGAAGTACCAATGTAACTGTTAAGTGGGATGGGGCTCCAGCAATATGGTGTGGAATTAATCCAGAGTCAGGCAAATTCTTTGTTGCAAAGAAAAGTTTATTTAGAAAAACAGGCCCTAGGTTTTATGAATCTATCAAAGAAATAAATGATGCAGATGATTTATCGGAAACACTTAAAGACAAATTTAAAGCATGTTATACTAATCTAAAAGATTTAGGATTTACAGAAATACTTCAAGGTGACTTGATGTTTATCAAGGGAGACCTAGAAAAGAAAAAGATAAATGGGGAAGAGTATGAAACCTTCCAACCAAATACTATCACCTATGCAGTTCCTTCTACATCTACTCTTGCAACTACAATGAGAAAGGCAAACATAGGTATTGTATTCCATACAACATACACAGGTGATTCATTATCAAGTCTTAAAGCATCATTCGGTGCAAACATATCTAAACTTAAGAAGGACAGTAAAGTCTGGATGGACAATGCAGAATACAACGATGTGTCTGGAACTGCAACATTAACTAAAAAAGATACAGCAGAACTAACCAGATTAATGTCCAGAACAGGTAAACTTTTTCAGAAGATTAAAAAACCACAATTAGATGCATTCCTTAAAACACAAAGTGAGATGGATGCTGGATTTAGTTATAAAACATATCATAATAGTAAAGTGAGAGAAGGTGAGAACTTCCTACGACTAAACTACAAGAAGCACGCAGATGGATACTTAAGTTTTGTTAATGAGAAATGGAATGCAAAGATAGAAAAGCTTAAAACTGCTTCGGCAAAGAAAGTAAAAGAAAAGAACAAGAATATATACCTAACACAGATTAGAAAACAATTACCAATACTTAAGTTGTTGGTTGAGTTTCAAGCATTAATAAATTATGCAAAGATTAAGATATTATTTAAGATAAACAAAGCAAAACAATTAACAGACATGTTTGTCAAAAAAGATAATGGTTTTGATGTTGTCGCACCAGAAGGTTTTGTTGCAATTGACAATAATCTTGGGGGTGCAGTAAAGTTAGTAGATAGAATGGAATTCTCACTAAATAACTTTACAGTCCAGAAAGATTGGGACAAATAGATTATGGAGATATATTATGTCAGATTCGTTGAAGAATTTTGGAAAATCTGGTTACAGATTTGATAGTGAAACAAAAAATGTTATCGTAAAAGATGAAAAGGGTGAACCTTTTCAAATGCCAAGGGATGCTATAGATTTCGAAGGTAATACAGTTTTCGAAAGATGCCATCCAACCTTTATTTCTAAAAAAAGAAAAGTTATACTTACATGTCCTCGTAAAGTAGGACACTCATCAATTCGTTTTTATCTAAACTACATGAATCAAGCAGAAGGTGATGATTGGATTTGGGTTGAAGACAATGACAGAGACCCAAGAGAATTTTTAGATGAAGATGAATATCTAGAACTTGTTGATGATTTATTATCAGATAATAATAGAATCAATCTTACTTCTCAGAGTGATGTTGAGATGCTTAAGGAAGGAAATAACAGTCCATCTAATTTCAAAGCAGAACTAGTATGTAATCAAGATAGAGAAACTATTGAAAAACTATTTGGAGACCCTAATGATATCACTTGGCCCCAAGATTTTGTAGGTAGAGTATCAGAACATAGATACTTTCCACCATTTCAATCATTAAAACCTTTAAAAGATTACACTTCATACCTAGTAGTAAGAGACCCTTGGGATAGATTTATCTCTGGATTGATTACAGAAATGGATAATGGTCTTATGAATCCTTGGAAGTATGATAAAAATGCAAATACAGAAGAGGGTTGGGAAAAGTTATATAATGCATCTAAAAGAGTATTATACTTTACAGAACCAGAGTATTTAACAATTGGTGGTCTAAATGGGCCTCAAGCAAATCATACATTTATACTTTCAAGACCTTTATATAAAGGTAAGTCAATGTATGACATATATGATAAGTTAATACATTATCAACATGAAATAGAATTTAAGAATGAGAATGGTAATTTAGAGATAGATGAATCTAAATTTAGAGAAGATATAGGTGTACTTGATAAATTACTTGAATTAGGTTTCATAAGTCAAGATGCAGTCACAAAATTCCATGGTAATGAACCTCATAATATGTTTCAACATACACATGTAAATATCACTCCACATATAAGACAACATGTTATAAGTGAACTTATGGAAGATGAAGATATGAAAGAGTGGTGGGAAAGGTGTCGAGAAATAGTTGATTTAGATTATTCACATCTTAAAAACAATCAACACAAATTTTAAAATACATAAATACTTGTATGAAAACTTTCAAAGATATAGTTGAGATAAATTCACAGACAGCAGTCTTTGCATTTGGTAGGTTTAATCCACCAACAGCAGGTCATCTCAAACTTGCAATGAAAGTGAAACAGGTCGCTGGTTCAAATTCTGATGGATTTATCTATACAAGTCATAGTCAAGATGCAAAGAAGAATCCATTAGATTATAGAGCTAAAACAAAGTTTATGAAACTCTTGTTTAGACCAGCAAAAGTAACAGTTTCTACATCCAATTCAAGGACTGTTTTTGATGTAGTTGTTGATTTATATAACCAAGGATACAGAAGTATCAAGATGGTTGCTGGTTCGGACAGAATAAAAGAGTTTGAAAGTCTACTCACAAAGTATAATAGTGTGGATGGTAGACATGGTTTCTACAACTTCAAGAGTATCGAAGTGGTATCAGCAGGTGAAAGAGACCCAGATGCAGAAGGGATTGCTGGTATGTCTGCATCTAAGATGAGAGCAATGGCTTTTGATGGTGATGAGAAGGGATTTATTTCTGCATTACCAAGAACCTTTAGACAAGGAAAACAACTGTATAAAGCAGTAAGAAAAGGAATGGCAATTCGAGAAGAATTCCATCATGTACCAGAGTATATAAGAAATGATATCGGAAGAGAAATACGAATCACTACTTGAGGGAATAAACGACCCAGGCGTGTTTAAAGCTGTCTTTATGGCAGGTGGGCCAGGTTCTGGAAAATCCCTTGCAGCCAAGAAACTTGGTTTTACAACTATGGGTTTACGACCAGTAAACTCAGATTCATCATTTGAAGCAGGTCTTAAGAAAGCAGGTCTTTCTCTTAAAATGCCAGAGGACGAAGAAGAACAAAGAGATGCAATCAGAGTTCATGCAAAAGCAATTACAGGTAAACGACAAGAGATGTTTATTAAAGGTCGGTTAGGTCTGGTTATCGATTCAACTGCAAGAGATATCAAAAATGTTTTAAAACAGAAAACCTTATTAGAAAAAATAGGTTACGAAACTGCAATGGTATTCGTAAATACTTCCTTAGAAACTGCATTAGATAGAAATAGAACAAGAGAAAGAAGTATACCAGATAAAATAGTAAAAGACAATCATGCAAAAGTTCGTTCAAACATGGGTAAACTACAGAATGCATTTGGTCGTGCAAACTTTTTTATCATTGATAATGATGGTGATGTTAGTGATTTAGAAAAGAATACTACTAAAGTATTTCCTAGACTAAAAAGTTTTATAAAATCTTTTCCAGATAACAAGATGGCAAAAGCATGGAAAATTGCATTAACCATGAAACCTATGAAAAATACTCAACTTGCAGCTGAATATGAACATCCAGCAGAAATGGAGAAAAGGTTAGAAATGAAATCTTATAGTTTTAGAAAATTTAACGAAGATAGAGCATCGGATGCCCTTAAGCAAAAACAAGAAAGAGAAAAAGAACAGCTTAAAGACAAGCATGATAGAGAAAATGACAGAGATAGGTTGAGACTTACCAGAAAGAAAAATCAAGATTCAGACAATCAACAAGATGAATCAAAAGATGTATCTCCAGAAGTCATGAAGACTAAAGAAAAGATTTATAAAGACCTTAAAAAGAAAAGAGATTACTTTGAAAAAGAATATGGTGAAAAAGCAGATGAGGTCATGCATGGTACAGCAATGAACATGGCAAAGAAACAACATAAGGTTGCAGAAGGTAAATTCCAAACAGAATTATCAAGACAATTGCAACTTGAAGTACTTTCAATGCAACAAAGAAGAAAGATTGGTATGAGAATGAGGAGACTTTCAAAGAAAATTGCAAGAGCAAAAGAAAGAAAGAAAAAGAGAATGAAAGACCCAAGAGCATTGAAGACCAAAGCACAAAAACAAGCAAGAGCAGTTTTATTTAAGAAAATGTCTGGTGGAAAAGCAGCTGGTGATTTATCAATGGGAGCTAGAATTGCAATAGGTAAAAAACTTGATAAAAAGAAAGGTGCAATAGCAAAACTTGCAAAAAAACTTATGCCTAAAGTCAAAAAAGCAGAAATTGAAAGGTTAGCTAAATTCAGACAGAAACAGAATCAAAAAGATAAACAGTAGAATTATTGATATATATAAATACTATAGGAAAGATTTAACAGGAGACCACAATGTCAGATATACAAGATAGATTAAAATTCAACAGTGGGACTGATAAAGTCACAAAATCTGTGGCAGACGCGGTCTCGGATGTACTGAACTCTGGACAAGCACCTCAATCTCGTATGGAGAGACAGGCTGCATTGCATAATTATCCTTTACAGGAAAAACCAGAAGTTGCAGAAGCATTCACAAAAGAATTACAAGAACTTAGAAAAGCAGTAAATGATGATAAAAAACAATTCGTCATGGCTGCTCGTAAAGCAAAAGCTGATGGTAAAAAAACCTTCATGTTTGCTGGTAAAGAATACCCTTGCACAGTCGGTGAAGAAACAGTTGATGAAACTAATAAAAACGACAAATCAGATGATGGTGAGGGGTTAGACGCAGTTCAACCTAAAGCAGTTAAGAAGAAGTTTAAGAATCGTAAGGACAAAGACATCGATAATGATGGTGATGTAGATGATTCTGATAAGTTCATACATAAGAAAAGAAAAGCAATTTCTAAAGCAATCAATAAAGATAAAAAAGAAGATGCATCTGAGTTTAAGTATGATGCAAGAAGTAAATCATTCAAAGAGACTCTTCGAAGACTTGGATATGTGAAAAAGGATTCACTTATCTATGATAACAAAAAATCTGGAAAATAATTATGCCATTTAGAGACGCAAAAACAGTTCGTTCTGTAGCAGATGCATACAGGTCTATGTATGTAAAGCCCAATGAAGATGTATTAAATGAAGAATTGATTGATGCTCTCATTGAAGATGTTCGTGAAGAAGAAAACCTTCAAGAAGGAACATGGGCAATTCCAGATTCAAAAGATAAACTATCTGCATTAAATAGAGCCCTTTCTAAACCAATCATGATTAAAACAGAGAAAGACCTTGATAAGGCTTCAAAAATGTTTGGTAATCTTGTAGGTGATGATGGTGTTATGGATGATTGGTATAAAGCGTTCTTGGATTATGAAGATGTTAAGAAAGTTTCAGATGCAAGAGAACCAGTAGTTAAATTCCTAAAAGATTGGGGAGTTAAATTATCTGGATATAAAATTACACATGCTCCAGCATCATGGGTTTCTGGTATGGATGATGACGAAAGACCTTCAGCAAAAGTAGAAGAAATTCAAGAAACTCTCACGAATAAAACCTTTAAACAAATAATGAAACTGAAAGGTAATTTGGCAAAGGTAAAGAGCAAAATAGCTGCACTAAAGAAAAAGAGAGAAAAAGCAGTCAAACTAAATGCTCAAGCATATTCAGAAGCAAGCATCTATGCGTCAAAATCTCATGAAGATAAAATTTCTAAAGTGTTTAAAACAAAAAACCCAGTAGAAATTAAAGGTATTGATAGACTAATTGATATGTCTAGTATTGGTGTAGTTCAATCTATGCAAAAACAAAATCCAAAAGGATTTAAAAAGACTGTTATGAATCTTGGAAAACTAAAAGAAGAAGTTGAATCTTTAGATGAAGTTCAAAAAGTTGAAGTAGATGCAATGAAAAAAGTTTCTAAAGATATGCAAAAAGTTTTAAAAGCATATCAAGCAATTGCAAACAAAGGTGATAAAGAACTTAAAAACACAAAACACAATTTCGAATACAAACAGGTTCTTCAAGCAAGAGATACAATCCTATCAATGATTGGTAAACTTGAAACCAAAATGATAATCCAACAAAGAAATAAAAAAGAAGGATTAGAAGAAAGAGTCAGTGGTGATGATACTCCAATGTCTATGATGGTTCATAGTAAAGATTTAGATGTCTTTAAAAAATTAAAAGTATTGGCATCAAAAGCAGGAGTTAAACTTGCAAAAGAACTTAAAGGAATTAAAGTTGAAGGCCCATTAAGAAGTTTAATTAGATTTACAGAACTAATGGATAAAGAACCTTCATTCAAAAAAGAAGAGATTAAACTATCTATCAACGAAAGAGTTAAAGATGGTAAGTTAGACCCACTATCTAAGATGGGTAAATCTAAACTTACAGGAAGAGAAATAACTCAATATTATAGAGATAATCCAAAACAGAAAGCAGCTGCAAGAGATAAGTCAGTTAAGAAAGCAATCGAACTTGCACTTGATTTAGGTGGTGCAACTAACTATGCAGTCAAAGAAATTGAAAAGTTTAAAAAAGGATTATCAAAACATCCAGCAGTTAAACTTGCAATAAGACATGCAAACGAATCAAAAGAGTGGACAGGTCATCATGTAGTTATTGAAGCATTAAGTTCAACTAATATGATTAAGTTAAAAGCATATGGTTCACAACTTGCAAAGATTACTAAACTACCATTTGATGATAAAAACCCAGAAAAAGGTATTGATAAGTTGATGGGTCAGATATGGCAACAAAAACATTCTCCAGCAAATTGGGAAAGACTTCATAAGATGGTTGCAATGTTAAAAGGTATCGGTGTTAAGATGCCTTCTCTCAAAGGTAAGTACATGGGATTAGACCCAGTATCCAAGAAAGCAATCTTCTATAAAGAAGATACAAATGAAATAATAGAATGGCATCAGAAAATAGATGACATCAAAGAAGAAATTCAAGACATTGTTGAAGCACAAGAAATGAAAGATGCAGATGTAAAGAAGATTGCACAAATGACAGATAGAAATGACCATAATGGTTCATTAATGCATCTTGCAAAACTTATTGGTGATAGAAAATCTCTTGAAGCTTTAAAAGGAATTATACAAACACATAAAGCGTTAGGTCATATGCCAAAAGGATTAATTGATACTCGAATGGCAATATTCGATGACCTTATGAAACAGTCTAAAAAGAAGTACAGAAATCACAATGACATCTATAACGCATTGTAGGAGTCATCATGGACACTTTCATAGAAAGAAACTACAAAAAAGAATACGACAACTACCATTCTAAACCAGAACAAAAGAAAAGAAGAGCAGGTAGGAATAAAGCACGAAAATTATTCCAAGATAAAAAAGGTATCGTAGGTAAAGATGTCCATCA